AAGAGTTAATCTAAAATTCCAAAATTTTAGATTAACTTATGTCAGCATAAGTACTCCAATTATTAGTGATCCCGCACCAATAATTAAAGCTAGACTAGGCAATATTACCGATGGATTTAATCGGGCTATCGCTCCTGATAGTTGGCAAATTTTAGGTTCTAACGACTACATAATCGATATAGACGGGCAAATTCACCTATCTACTGCGATTGGTAGATCGTGGGGGTATGGCGGCTATCGAGGCTATAGTCGAGAGCCATATCCAGAGTTTTCCGAAGCTGATGTGGAATATTCCAGTGGCATTGATTTCTCTCAAGATACCCGACAAACAAAAGAGATAAAAGCATCTTTTGGCCGTATTTTAGATTGGGTATGTAATACTGGTTCTTTTAGAGGTGTTTCGTCAGTTGAATTGCCTTTTGAAGAGGCAAAAATCAATTATGGGACTGGTCAACTTGGTACAATTCCTGATGATTTGCTAATGATATTTAAAAAGTATCGCCCAATAAGATTATGAAAGCAATTTTTATCTGTCCACTTCCGCCGACTCTTAATGAACAAATAAGATACGCTCGTGCAAATAAATTTAAAAGCGCAACTACTAAAAAAGAATGGGACTTTGATATACAAAAACTTATTATAGAACAAAAAATTCCACGTTTTCCTGACAAAGTATGGATGCTTTACGAATGGCGAATTAAAAACTTTGGACGTGACCCTGATAATGTTTGTGGCAGCGCAAAATATGTTAATGACGCACTGAAAAAGACAGGAGTTATTGTTGACGATAATTTAAAATATATCTATGGATACGATTCAATATTCACAAAATGGACGAAAGACGAATTAAAGTTAACAATTAGTGATAAACCAATTCTAAACAAAATTTTTATAGAGGATGATAATAGCAATGTTATATCTTAAATTAGACCCGTCTATTGTCTGTGTTTTGATTGTTTTCGCCTGCTTGATTCATTCTTTCTTTACTCCTGAAACTACTGACACCTACGGCAATGTTATCGTAGCAATTGTTTCAGGATACCTCGGCTACTTAAAGGGTTCCGACACTTAACTACCCTGATCAAATCTTGCATAAAGTTTAATTCTCCGTCCTAGTTTTGCGGCAATTCCTAGCTGCTGGCTTGTCGGAGACTCAAACACATTTAACTGTCTGACAAGACCGATTCTGTTATTAATTGTTACTTGTAATTCCCCTGTAGCCTGAATTGGGAACGGGTAATCTTTAGGCTTTACCAATCTTCCCTCAAAATATTCACAATCGAGATAACTACCTTCTTGTACTTCTGCCACAGGCGGTTTTGACTGTTGCAACCAACAAGCAATTACTACAGACTCTATAGAAGATGCTCGCATAACTGGATTACCAACGGCATCAGTAGTCATGGTAGAGCCTGTAGCCACAGAAAAGGATAGAGAAGCATTAGCCTTAATTGTGGGATTTTCTAGAAACTTTCCCGCAACTCCAATAGCACTGTCGAACATTTGTATTAATATAAATTTTTCTAATCTTAGTGTATCAAAATTATCTTGACAATTCAATCAAGAAGCCATATAGTTTAGCTATAGTAAATTTACAGAGGCTACATTATGAGAAACAATTTATCAGAGCCTGAAAACTGGTTAGATAATCTTTCTGGATTAATTTCTGATCAGGAAACTTTTAAAAAAGCATTAGAATATAGGCGTGTTTTTTGTCAGAATGTATCCTCAGAAACTATCTTTCATTCCCTAACAGATGATTTAAGCGATCTTGATCCTTGGACAAGAAACTTAGTGGGGGTTGTTGATTTAGGCTCAGAAGACCCCAAAGAATCGTATATTGATTATTTAGTGGAGAAGTATTGGTAAGAGCTAAAACATGAGTATCAAACAATTTCAAATAGAGTTTAGTGGGAAAAGCTCAGAACATCTCGAAGAAATATCTCAGCAGTTGAATTTATCGAAGACTGAAATTATTCGCAAAGGATTAAAGTTTATGGCTTTATATGCTAAATCTCAGGCAGAAAAAGATACTCGGTTAATACTCGAAAAAAATGGCGATCAAAAAGAGATAATTATCTAAAAGAGGTGTTATGGTATGGATGCGAATCTAATAAAAAACCTTAAAAAAGACTTAATAGAATTAAGAAGTCAAATTTGGGATAAAATGTCGGATGCTCAAAAAGAACAATATTATCAAGATGAAGCTAACAATGCTATCAGCCTTGAAAACATTATTTCTTTTGTACATGAATACTCTGATAGAATAAAAAAAGAAATTGATAATCCTAATTTTCAGAATTTATTTGACAGAAGATTAGAGATGAAAATCACTTGTTTTGACAATTTTTGGGAGGAATTAGACAATGGAAGATAAATTCACGCTAGAAGATTACATCTATGTTCCCATTGAACCAGAAATAGCAAGAAAGCTACTCAAGCATCACGAAAAAGACTGGAAACCTTCCGACGAATTTAACAGCTTTTATTGTTGCTTAAAACAAACATTGAAAGACTTTGACAATAGATTTGAACCTCAAAAAGAAGAGTCTGAATTTTAACTTAGGAGTAATCATGTCTCAACCTATCGAACTTTCTTTAGAACAGCAGTTCAATATTCGTTCTTTTCAGTCTCAGGTAGAAAAAATGAGTCAGGAGCAAGCGCAGGATTTCCTGATCAAGCTTTACGAACAAATGATGGTCAGAGAAAATATGTACAAAGCTTTTCTTAAGCATCAATGGGGATTAGGAGATAATCCTTTCCCAAGAACAGAGTAGTACCACAATGTCAGTTACTGGTTATCGGATCAATGTACACTAACCCAAAAAACCAATGAGAACCATCTGGAAGTACCCTATAGATACAACTTCTTGTCGCGAGATTGAAATGCCTTTAAACGCGAAGATATTATGCGTTCAGTTGCAAAATAATATTCCTACACTTTGGGCATTAGTAGAAACAGAAGAACCTAAGAGGATTTTTGATATTTTGACTTACTATACTGGTAGCTATTGGATAGATGAAAAAGGACAATACATTGGAACTTATCAACTAGCTGGATTGGTATATCATGTATTTGTTAGGCCTCAATAAAGAGGGACTTATAACTATCGCAGAAATTGACAAAAGAATATTGATTCTTTTTCAAAAAGTAAGAGAATTGCTTGCCAATGAAAAAGAATCAATCAAAAAAACATTAGCAGAAATAAAATCTCTTGAACAAAGTAGAGGTAAAATCAATTATGACTCTTGAAGAAATCAACGCAAAATTAGACTCGCTTCTTAAAGAAATAGAAAACTGGAAACCTAAATCTGATTTATTTCTGAAAGAAATAGAAACTTGGAAGCAACCCAATATTAAAGAAAAAGGAAAAGCCAATGTTTAATGCAATCTACAAGCCCAATCAATTAATTGTCGGGACAGGCTGTATAGCTATCTGCACAGGATGGACTCCTGCTAAGTCGGTAGCCGCAAAACTTGATCCTTCTGATTATGCTGTGATTGGCAATCTTTATAGTGCATCAAGGGGAATTAACTTTTTAGTTCGCAATTTGTTAGCTAATCCCCACGTCCGCGATCTTGTTGTAATGGATTCAACCCAAGAAGACAAAAATTCTGGTAGTGTTCAATGCTTGAAAGACTTCTTTGAGAATGGAGTTTATAAAGGAAAAAATGATGTAGGGAAAGAGTGTTGGGTAATTGATTCTTTAGTGAAAGGATATATTGATATAGATATTCCTTTAGAAGTTTTAAATCAATTACGGTCTTCTGTTACTTTAAGAGATAGTCTCACAACTTACGCAATTCTGGCTACAGTTTATGGTGCTAATAAACCGTGGGCAGAACCGATGGCTTTTCCCTACAATGAACCTACATCAGAAGTAAAACCTGGGTCGCTCTATGGTCATCGGATTGAAGGTAAAACCATTGCTGAAACTTGGATAAAAATACTGCAAAGAATCAAAACTACTGGCACGATCAGACCTACTGGCTATGACGGTAAATGGCAAGAATTAATCGATTTAATGGCGATAGTTACCGATGAATCAGAAGATTTTTATTTTCCAGAACCTAATTACTTACCTTTAGATAGAAAATATCTAAAGAACTATATTCCACAAATACTTAGTGATGCTAACTATCGGGAAGGAGTTAAATATACCTACGGTCAAAGATTACGCTCTTGGTTCGGTCAGGATCAGATTAAAGCAGTTATCACAAAATTAATCAAAGAAATCGACTCTGCCAGTGCAGTTATGTCCCTCTGGGATAGTGGGAGTGGAAACTATCAAATACTTGCTGAACATAACAGTTGGCGTACAAACGATTATCATACAATCGTGCGAGGAGAAAGAAAAGGGGGTGACTCAGATCATAATCACGGCGGTTCACCTTGCCTTAATCACATTTGGGTAAGAGTAGTAGATAATGAACTATCCCTGACAGCTACCTTTAGAAGTAATGATATGTTTTCCGCTTGGCCGGCTAATGCAATGGGATTACGGGCTTTACAGCGTCATATCAGAGATGAAATTGCTAGTCAATCTGAGTACGATTTAACAATGGGTCCACTGATTACCATTAGTCAATCAGCCCATATTTACGATGACTGTTGGGAGAATGTCGAACAGTTAATTAACAATCAATACCAATCAATTATTAGTCAAGAGTTTCAAGACTACAGTGACCCTGCTGGTAATTTTTTAGTAGAAACAGATGGCAATATCACAGTCATTCAGCTAACTCCCAGTGGTGAATTTGTAGGGAAATGGGAAGGTAAGAATCCTTTGAAGCTAATCCGTCAAATAATTGCCGATTGTCCCAGTATTCAATCTTTTCATGTCGGCTACCTAGCTAGAGAAATTGAACGGGCATCTCAACTAAAAACAAATTACACTCAGGATAAATAAATGCCAACACAAATCATCCCAAAAGGACAATCCTTTCCCGACGGCACTTATCTGTATAAATGCCCTTGCTATGTTAATCCTTGCAACCTGTGTTTTAACGGCAATGAGACTGCTATAATTAACTCTTTAAAGACAGCAAAAGGACAACAATATTATGGCAACTTAAAAGCTTATTTGGCTATAAAAGGACAGATCATTATATCTACTGCAAAGTCAATAAAAGAAAAAAATAACGGCAAATTTACAATGATTAATATTACAGAATTAGCTGATACTCTAGGGTTTCCTAGAACACGAATTAAACCTTTAATAGAATATTTAGAAGAGTGTGGCTTTATAAAAGCTGGAACTTATGATAGACTGAGAATATCAATCAATTGGCAACCGACAAAGATGTAATTACTTCAAATTAAATTACATGGTAAACGGGAAAGAACCGAATGGAAAGGAGTGTTTAATTAAAATAAAATGGAAATAAAGGAATTAAAGCAATTTTGCTGTGATAGAATTGCTAACGGACATAAAACTATCACTCTAGAAACAGAATCAACTCGATTGCTAGTAAGTCACGGGCCTATTGGAGAACTACTGTGTATTAATAAACGAGGCAAGCACGTTGTTTTGTATGATGCTTTAAAAGTTTTACAGTTTCTAGATAAGCTTGAAAATCAAGAAATAAAATCAAAAATTAGGAGTAAATAAATGACTAAAAAAGATTTCCCAACACTAGCAGTTCTAAGTATTACTAGCGGGCGATTACTGACACAACCAAAAGACGCAAGCGAAGGTAACGGCTTTGATCAGATATACGAAGTATTAGAATGGATGACTGACGATTTGCCAAATCGCACCAATTGGGACGATTTAGCAGAAGAGTGTCAGTAGTGGATTTATCAATGGCATCCTGAGATTATCGAGGCAGACAGATGGATAGAAAACAAATTGACAGAAAAATGCGAAGCTGAGGACGTGAAAGCTTGCCAAACCGCAATGCTTGCAAAATTTGGTGAGTGGATAGAAATATATGGAAATGCCTTTCCTTCTTGAATAAAAATATTGCTTACAAGCTCTTGACTCTACGATG